CATAGAAACAACACCCGCAGCAGTATAATCGACATTGATTTCCTGTAGTACACATCTTGCAATTTTGTTCAACCAGACATTCTCATATGCGGTTCCATTGATAATAGAATAGAATTGCAAATCAAATTCTGCTGGCATATTAAAGTAATATCCCGCACCAGCAAGGGATGGATATGCGTGATGTTTAAATGTTCGAATAATATCGTGTAGCAACTTTGACTCTTCTAAGTTTCTTGGAGCAAACTCGAATGAGAATTCAAATTTTCTAAGTTCTGGTGATTGGTAAACAGTTTCTTTTCTTGGATTCTCCACTCTTCCGGTTGCGGCATCAATTGCTGACTTTGCATTTAAATCTGCACCGAGAACAGATGCAACTCCATCTGCCGCTGTGGCGACTTTTCTTAATGCTAATGGTAGACCTGCTTGGATTGGACTGGATATCAATCCTTTCATTTCATTTAAAAGTTTAAAGTCTGGAGTTTCATATGTGTTGAAGTTTGCAACATTTAATTTATGTGGCATATAGAGTGCAATTGTTTGCTTCATTCGAATGTTTGCTTTTCGAAGCCTCTTGCTGTTGAACTGCGATAAGGTGGTTGCATCTTTTTTGGTGGTGAGAGCATAAGTTCGTTCATCACTTCGAAGTTCAGAGAGTTCTCTTTGTTTAGATTCAAGAGCGTCATCAATCGGTGCTGGTGGTCCCATCCCATCGGGTGGTAAAACACCCAATTGAATTTCACCATTCGGACCACTGCTCATCTGTTGAATCTTTGAACCATCTGACATCAAGATTCCTTCATTGAGAATTTTACTAGCATCAGCGTCACCATTCCATTCTTCTTGAAACAAACCACCTTCTGCTTCGTTAGCAAGTCCTTGCGCCATTTCCATTTCCTGAACTGCTCGTTCTGCACTAAAATACGCCTCGCTGTGTCCATTGTATATTTTAAAGAGCATGAAGTTTTGTGCTTCTTCTGTTCCCAGTTGAATCGGGAATTGGTAATTCTCTCCATCACCATCCGGTTCGTTTAGGGTTTGAAATACATCAGCAGATGGATATCGTACCGGTCTCCCCAAAAGGTTATTTGTGTCATCTAAAACGAGTGCCTTAGACCTACCACCCACTCTTGTGAGTCCTTCCGCACCAGTGATAAGGGGATTTAAATCTGGCGCACCTAAATTATTTGTTGGACTTGTCATGCGTTTCTCCGTATTAGTATACTACATATGTATGTATGGCATACAAAGGTAAATATAAACCGCAAAACCCACAAAAATATGATGGGAATCCCACAAACATTGTCTATCGAAGTTTATGGGAGAGGAAGTTTATGGTCTTCTGTGATATGCAAGAGTCCATTATAAAATGGTCTTCAGAAGAAGTAGTTGTTCCGTATCGTTCTCCGTTTGACGGAAAGGTCCACAGGTATTATGTAGACTTCTTGGTTACAACAAGAAACAAAAAGGGACTCAAAGAAACATTGTTGATAGAGGTGAAACCAAAAAAACAATGTGTCCCACCCAAGAAGGGAAAACGAGTAACTAAATCATATCTTTGTGATGTAAAGAACTGGGGAATTAATTCTGCAAAGTGGCAAGCGGCAGAAGAATTTGCAGAGAACAGAGGATGGAAATTTAAGATACTAACAGAGGATACTTTATTAAGGTAATCTATGGCAAATCCTAAAAATCTAATTGAAGATATATTGATGTCACTTTCCTCAAAGGGAAGGTCGGATATCGGAAGTCCAGATTCTTCTGCAAGCAGTTATAAAGCAAAAGGAACCTTTACGAGAGTGGATACTTCGGATGGACCGGAAGAAGAAATCGAAACTCTTGAAGAGATGAGAAAAGAAACAACCTCTGCGATTGATAAGATTCGAGAAGACTTTGGAGGAATGAGCGCCAAAGAAGACTTCACAGAACTGACATCAAATGTATTTGATTATCTAAAGGGAATTCGTGATGACTTGGGAATTCCAAAGATGGGACCGGCAGCAATTCGATGGATGCGTGATACAATTAAACAACTGAATTCCGTAGAGGATATTTCTGTGGAGGAAAAATTCCTTCGGGACGAAAAAAGAATTCGGTCGAGGACAACATTTAAGCGACCAGGTCAAATGTTCATGTTTAATTATCAACCACTTACCCGAGCAACTCTTGATTACTATGATACATTTCCTCTTGTTTATATTTTAGAAATGCACAACGATGGTTTCCTTGGAATCAATCTTCATTATCTACCACCAGCACTTCGAGAAAGACTTCTTTTAAGTTTAATTAAATTTTCAAGTGGCTCTTTTGAAAATGAAGACACAAGATTGATTCTTCGTTATAAATATATGATGACACAACCACTCATTAGAAGGTTAGTAAAACCTTGCATAAAGAAATATTTTTACAGGAGAATGGACTCGTATATTTTAAAGATCCCACCATCAGATTGGTATATTGCAACATTTCTTCCCCTATCCAGATTCAAGAAGAAACACTTCGGGGCAGTATGGAGAGATACCAGATTGAAAGTGTATAGAGAAGGTCTAAATAAAAGAATAGACGAGGAATAAACCATGATACGATCATCAGAAAGAGCATTAACAAAAAGCGGAATTGATACTGTTTTGGAACAATTTGTTTCCAAGGACGGTGTGGGTGTTCTTTCACCTGCTAAGTATGATATTGTCATGTCACCTGCCGTTGTGGCGGGTGGTGGTATGATTACTGGTAGTGCAACCAGAGGTTCAAGTAACATAGAAGCAATGAGAAGACTCAGCAAGTCTTGTGAAGCGGCAGCATTTCCAGGCAGAAGTGTTTCAACTCAACCAAATAGAATCATGGGACCGGTGCGAGAAATGCCATATGAACCTCTATACAGTGGTGATTTGGATTTGACATTTAGAGTCGGACAAGATATGTTTGAACGAAAGTTTTTTGAATTTTGGATGGATACAATTGTCAATCACTCCACTAATAAAATGGGATACTATGACGACTATACAAGAGACATTTACATTGCACAATTGGGACCAGATGATGGTATTGTTTATAAAATCAAATTAACAGAATGTTATCCGAAAGCAATCAATGCAATTGACCTTGGTTTCGACAAGACAGATGAGTACACAAGACAAAGCGTTTCAATTGCATTCCGTGAATATGAGGTTCTTACTTCAAATATAGTCTCAGACTTAGCCGTAACGAGTATTGGTGGACAAAATCGCTCTGCTGTACTAGAAGAAAGAAGACAACTTGAACAGGAAGCGGCAGAAGCAAGAGCGGCAGCAACGAAAGAACTTGTTGGTTCTATACTCAACCCAAGAAGCGAAGAAGCAGATAATCGCACTGACATGGAAAAGTACCTCGATTCCTTAACGGGAAATTGATATTAATATGAACAAAGGAGAATTATATAATGCCATTACCAACAATTGAAGTCCCCAAGTATAAAGTAAAAATCCCCTCCACGGGAAAGATGATTACATATCGTCCCTTTCTAGTGAAAGAAGAAAAAGTTCTTCTACAAGCACTTGAAACAGGAGAAGGAGAAGAACAATTACTTGAGGCAATTTTTCAACTTCTCGATAATTGCATCGAGACAAAAAATGTAAATCCCCGTGAATTGACAAACTTCGATATGGAATATTTGTTTCTTCAACTAAGAGCAAAGTCTGTAGGAGAAACAGCAGAATTACAATTCACATGTTCAAACAAAGAATGCAGAAAACCAATTCAATATGAATGCAACCTATCTGATTTGAAAGTTAAAAGGCACAAGGAACATACGAATAAAATTGAATTCACAGAAAACTTGGGCGTGATTATGAAGTATCCGAGTTTACATTCGGCGGTAAAAATTTCATCAAGGAATAACACCGATGAATTGTTTTCATTAATCGCTGGTTGCATCGAATCGATTTATACAGAAGAGGAAGTTTTTTCAGACAAAGATCATGAACTTGAAGAGTTTGAAGACTTTATTGAACAACTTTCACCAGAATACTTTAAGAAGATAATGAATTTTTTTGAAACGATGCCGAGTATGGAAAACGAAATAAAATTAACCTGTCCTTTTTGCAAAGGGGAGGATTCGGTGACAATACGAGGAATCGAGGATTTTTTCGGTTAAGTCTCTGCCACACTAACCTGATGTCATATTATCAAATGAACTTTCAAATGATGCAACACCATAAATACAGTTTGACAGAGATTGAGAATATGATTCCGTGGGAGAGACAGATTTATATTTCACTTCTTCATGATTATATTGAGAAGGAAAACAAAAGAATAGAAGATATGAAAAACAACAAAGGGTAAAAAATGGCAACACTTCAACAATCAATGCAATCCATGAAAGGTGTAGGAGAAGCACAGAAATATAAACTCGCCTCCTTTCTAGAGAGAAACCAAATCCGTGGTGCAGTACACATGGATAAGATTTTATATGGAGAAGAAGGATTTGTCACAAGAGCAAAGGCGCTTGACGATAATCTCGATGATCACGGCCGAGAGATGATTACAAAAATCACTGATTTGTTTAAGGATTCTATTGGAAAATCTGCTTCTGAAACAAGAGATATTCTCACCAAGATGAAAGTTATTCAAAAGACCCTTAAAGGTGCAACAGACGAACAGTCCTCAATAATCCAAGAATTAACAAAAGCGGGAGTTGCGGCACTCCAGTCGCAAGGAAGTCTTTTCAATGTTGCAAAAGATGTTATCGGGGGGAGACTTAGGGGTTTTGCCGGAAAACAACTTATGAAGATTCCCGGTGCAGGTATTACTAGTGCTATTTTTTCCGAAAGAAAGAGAAGAAAAGGAATCGCCGCCGATGCCGCTGCCGAGTTTTCGGGAGGTGATACAGGAGAAGAGATTGTAGATAAACTTGACGAAATCGACGAGAACACCGAACCCAAGAAAGAAGACAAACTCGGAAAACGAGAGTCGATGCTTGAAAGTTTAAGAGGTAAAGTCGGAGGTTTCATGGGTAAACTGTCTGGTAAGAATAAAGAAGGAGGCGGCCTAGGTGGTATGCTTAGTTCCTTCCTACCAAAACTAATGTTAATCGGACCTGCTCTTCTTGCCTTCGGTGGAATGCTCGCTGCCGGTGCCTCAGCAACCATAGGATTTTTGATGCCAATTATCGGGGGATTGATGGCGGCAGCACCATTCATTGCAATCGCTGCCGGGGCCGCAGGTTTAATTATGCTTGCAATGAACTGGGACGAAGTTACTGGTTTCTTAAAAGATTCTCTTGGAATTTCGTCTGATCAAGACGAAGCACTAGAAAAAGCAGATGAATCTGCAAACAAAGTGTTGGCCAGAAATGCCGATCAAGGTCCAATGAGAACAAAAGAAGGAAAAGGATTATACCGAAATAGAGATACTGATGAAATTGAACAATTTTCTGACGAAGAAATGGCAGCAATGGACTCCACGGGAGACTCTGTTAACTTTACTCCAATTAAAGATGTACAACGAGGAGGAGCATCCTTAAGATTCAGACAGGGTGAAGATGCAGATGCACTTCGAGCAGGAACACTTTCGTTCGACGAAGCAAAGGGTGCTGTTGGACGATCAGAACTCAACCGGAAAGAAAAAGATTACATTGAATTGTTGAGTCAAGTAGTCAGTGCAGACAAAGAATTTAGAAGCGGATATAAAAGAGATATCCTAAACAGTGATAATTGGGAATCTCAATTCAACACTTGGGGTGATAGATGGGCAGGAGTATTCAAAAATATTGTGTTTGATATTGAAATGAGAGAACGCATGGGAATGATAACACAAACAGAAGCAGACAAACTTTATACAATGAGTCCGTTTTTTGAAAGAGGATGGTCTGCCGATGATTATACTTTTGATCAACCTTGGATGTTATTCGAGACGGTAGGTGAATTGAACACTCCCGCAGGAACCTTTGAAGGTAAAAACTGGGACAAGGAGGAATTAGACGGTTTGGGATCACCTTGGAAGAGTGATCCTCAAGCAAAATCATTATTCCTCCATACTGGTGGTCTTATTAAGAAAAGAAATGTTCCTGCTGTTTTAGATAGAAACGAAGTTGTCGTTCCACTTTCAAATGCTATGGTTCCCCAAGCAGGAACATTGAGTGAGGGTGCAAAACTTCTCATTCAAACTCTGATGGGGAATGCATTATTCAAAGGAACCGAACCAATGGGCGGTGGAGCAGGAGGAGCATCGAATGTAATTGCTCCAATAAACAACTCGGTTGTTTCTCAAACAGATAACATCTTCGCAGGAGCGCCTTTCACGCGAAATACAGAACCATCAATCAGAGATATGCAGAGACTTTTATATGCATAAAAAAACAGGAGAGGAATTAACCTCTCCTGTTCTCGTTAGCATGATGATTAATTAATCACTCATTCGCCAACTTTTCAAAGTACGACAGTGCATCATCACCACTTTCGTCATCGTTAGACTCCGACGAATCACTACTACTGTCTGCCTTTGAAGCGGAATTGTCGAAGGGGGTTTCGACTTCCTCTGCGGACTTCATCAGTCCACCACCACCAGAAAGAACATCATCAAGTCGCTTCTTCAACTGCTCATATGACTTGAAGTTGGTTGCATCAGTAAACTCCTTGAGAGGATACTGAGTCTTCCAAAGTTCTTCCAACTTTTCATCGTCACCATCAAGAAGAGCGGAGGGGGACTCAAACTCACTCTTGTCATAGTTGACGAATCCTGCAACCTTACGAACCTTCAGACGAAAGTTCGCACCCGCCCAAAAATCAAACGGATTGATTGCTTCTTCATCTGCAAACTCTGGTTGCATTGATTCATTAATCTTGTCGAAAATCTTCTTACCGAACTTGTAAAGGAAAATCTTACCTTCGTTCTGAGGATTTGCAGGATCTGAAACAACCATAATGTTTGAGATGTAATTCAGACGACGCTTGCGGGCGCGAGCGGTTTCCTTGTCTGATTCAAGACCACTGTTCCAGAGTTGAGTATTCGATTCTGAAACAGGATCCTTGTCACCGAGAGTTGTACGAGAGTTCTCGATATACCAACCACCCGGTCCCTTGAAACCGTGTGAGAAGAGTCGTGCCCAAGGAACATCCTCTCCCTCAACGGTTGGAAGGAAACGAATTACTGCGTAACCATTTCCTGCCTTGTCTTGTTCTGGACGCCAGAAGCGGTCGTCCTTGTAAGATTCCTTGCTCTTGGTAATCTTAGTTACTTCTTGTGTGAGTTTCTCAATGCTTGACTGAGAGTTTCTCTTCATGTTACTGAATGACATAAGCATTCTCCTTGTTCGTTGTGTACGGCGTGTACGATGTATGAATATGTGAACCGTGTTGTTCACTAGAGTAATTATACTATATCATCGGAACAATACAAGTATAATCTTTAATTTTTTTCTGATTTTATACCGGAAGACTTGGTACTTGCGGAAGAATGTTTGTTGACATTCCTTCTCGTTCAATCTTCTCGATGATAGGCTTTGAAAGCATCTTCGCTGCCACTTGTGGTTCAATGTTATACTTCTCGCATAGTTCAAGAACTGCCTCAATGTATGAACCTGATTTTTCTGCTATCTCTACCACTTCTTCAGTGAAGCCTTCTATTTCTTTGAATAACATTTGAATCTCCTTTTCTAAATGTTTATAGAAGGATTATAACACACAAATGGGGAGTGTCAATAAAGAACATTATATATAGTTAAGTAATTACAGGAATTCTTAAAGAATGCACTCAGGAGAGTACCAAAAATGCCACAAGACAATACTAATACAAATGATGGAATCGGTTTAGGTGTCACAGGAGCAGTAGTAGCAACAGACCTCGTATCAATCGACGGGAATACAACTACTCATGTTCAATATGTGAAACTGGGATGGGGAGCAACAGGCGACCAGTTCTATGCTGTAGGAACCGACACCGGAACAATCGCTACATCCAAACCACTTCCGATTATGATTCGGCACACAGACGGTACTGCTGTCAATGCTGGAAACAACAAATTAGATATCAATCTTGCTGGACATGGTATAACTCTTCATGCTGATATTAGTCATAGGTCCGATGCAGGGGCACTTTATGTACAAGGAACCGCAGGAGCGACTCCTATCCATGTAATGGGTGCAAGTGCAAGTGAACCAGTTATAATTCAGGCGACTGGTGGTACTTACAGTTCAACAAATCCACAATACACACTCCCAACAATGCTCTTTGGTCTTTCTGGTGGTAACTCTGCCGCTCCTGTCGGTGTTACTAAAGATAGACTACTCGTAAATCACCCAGATAATGTAACCATCATTTCAGATGGTAGTCAGACATATGTTCAAGCAACTGGTGGATTTACTTTATCCAGATTGAATCCATTAAACACCCTACCTGCCGTATTGTTCGGTGTAACACATGGGGGTGGTATTGCACCACTTGGTGTAACGGGACGAGGAGCATCAGGAGGTAGATTGCTTGTTGATTTAGACGGCGAAACAATTCCTGTTTCTCTGGTTCTTGGTGGTAGTGCTGGTATCGATGGTACAGATACTATGCCTACATATCTCTACGGTGAATCTGGACCTTCAGCGGCACCAATCGGAATTTCAGGACCACATAATAAACACAGACTACTTGTTGACCTTGCAGGCGAAAGAGTCGCACTAGACGCGGATGCCGCTTCTACTCATTCTGGAATCTTTGTTCGGGGAACAGGTGGATTCACTGGTTCTACCGCAGAAGCATCATCAATTCTAAGAACCCAACCCACAATACTCTTTGGTGTTACTGCCGCAGGTGGTATCGAACCAATCCAGTCATCCAATGGACATCTTAAGGTTGAAGTCGGTGCTGCCACTTGTATCACTTTCGATGTGAGTGTCAACCCGAATGTTGGTGTCTGGGCAGCAACAGCAGATGGAGGACTACACAACCGATATGTACAGATGTCCGGTGTTACTAGTACCGCATTCAAACACGAAGAACTACACCCAGTATTCGTTACTGGTAAAGCAGATGGTTCGACATACTCATACCCAGTCGGTATTACCACATCAATGGTTGGTGCATCTGGTGGTGCATGGCAACTACATGTAACTGCCGACAATATAGCAGTTACTAAATTCACTCCAACCGTAACCGTTCAAGCAACAGCCCTTAATATTCGACGCCTTACTGGAACCGGCGCACTCGGTGCGAAAGACTTGGTTGAAGTAGTCGGTGGTAGTGGAGACGGTCCAGTATTCATTCGAGCAACTGGAGGTCTTGGACATAAGAACATCCCAGTACACAACACGATACCTTCAATAATTTATGGTGTCACTGGTGCAGCAGGTGCATCAGGTGGAGAATCCGCAGGTGCAGTAGGTATTACTGGTGCGGACATGCTTCATGTTGGTATCGGACACCCAGTTGCAATTGATGCATCTAAGACAAATCCATTGCGTACACAAGCAACGGGTGGATTGAGTGCAGGTTCTGGAAACAATGCAAGACTTCCTCTCACTGTAACAGTTCCATCTCTTGTCTTGGGACTCTCTGCCGGTTCTGATACGCGAGGCGCGCCTGTTGGTATGTCTGCCGACGCAATTAAAGTCTATGACATACACGGAAGAAGTGCAGGGCGAGATACAGTTTCCGTGTTCGGTGGAGTTGATGCTTCACATGGTGCAGGTGACGCAGGTGGAACATACAACATTCCTTGGGTTCCAACACTATTGATGGGTTGCTCTGGTGCATCCGCCGCAGGTGTAGGAATGTCAGGAGATGCAATTAATGTCAACATGGTAAACGCAGGTATTACTGTGGATGTTACTATAGGAACAAGCATCGAAGTCAGTAATGACAGCGGTGGACCACTTTACATTGGAGGTGCATCTGGTGCATCTGGTGCCGAAGGATTGCTTCCAGTCACAGTCGCAGGAGACTTCTTAGGAAACGCATTAAACTGCGGTGGTTCTGCGGGAATGATTCCTTTTGAAGTTAGAGGATTCTCTGGTGCTGCCCGAGACATTGGTATAATTCCAGTTGGTGTTTCGAGTGGAAACAACTGGAGAATGGCATCAGATGCAAACTTAGATTCTCTTGGACTTACACTTGATAAGACATTCAAGATGTTTATCGCCGCTCTCGGTGGTGATGTGAATGACGATGATATCGGAGCAAATCAATTTGCATCTAAAGCACAGATGGATGCAATGTCACCAAACGCAGATGCTTCCACAAACAGAATTGCAAACGCAGCAGACATGTCTGCTGCCAAGGGATTCCTTGAAACAATTGCAGGTTCAGTTACTTCTGAACCGGGACAAGATGTTGAAAATGGAAAACAATTGCAGGTTGATATCATTGATGTTCTTCAACCAAGTGGATTTACTAGTGGACAACAAGCACTTGTTAATGGATCTGCAACACGAATTCAAACCATAGCAAACGCCGCACAAGGATTCACTCTAGAAAGTGGTATAAAACTTAAAGGACACCAAGATAACACTAACTTTGTTTATGTCGGTGGCGCTGATGTGAACTCAGAACGGGGGTTCCCTCTTGGACCATCAGAGGAAATATTCCTTGAAATTGACAACCTGAGTAAACTATATGCAATTAGTTCTACTTCGTCTGGTCAGTTAATATGTTACATTGGTTCCTAAAACTTAGTAGAGGTTTACAGTAATGGCAAGAAACGATATCTCCAATCGAGTTAGGGATTCTATACATAAGAACTATGAGTTCAAAGATGTCCCCAGTCTCATAACCGGCGCATTTAATGATTTAAAAGATACATTCATATTCAACCAAAGTTGGTGGTTGAGGGATAGAGTTCATGAATACAGCATGTCGAATAGTGGCAATAATCGATATGATGATGTTGGTTTATGGTTTAAATATTTAGATCCTGCTAGAAATGATGGTGTAACATCAGGTCATAGTCACACAATTCCAGAGAAAAGAGCAGAACTTGTTCTTGGATTGTTAAATGCGATAGGAAGATTGCCCGATAGAGATGTGAATACGGATGAAGGTTGTTCTAATCAAAACCCCACAGACCAATCAAAAATACCAAACACATGTATACCCGACGATCTTTCTTTACAGAAACATATTTGGGATCCAACGAACTGGAATGCTGGTAATGATACTCCCGGTCATCCTAACATGAATACATCTTCCTGGCCGGATGATTTAAGAAAACCAAACTGGATGCACAATCAACCACCTGCATTCGAGAGAACTCCATTTAGACCGGTATTTAATATTGATTTTAGGGACGATGCAAAATCTGCTGTTCCTGCTGGTGGATTTCTTAAACAAGCACACTTAACATTGACTGTAAGTCAACAATCTATCGCATGGCCAAGAGAAGGTTATAAAGCAGAGTTTTGGAAACTCATTGATGATTGTGACGAAACATGTGATTGGTTTTATAAAAAACGACCAAAACTAGGAGGTGGTCTTATGACCACCAGTTCACTGAGACTCAAAACGGATCTAGATGGAAATACCCTTGGAAGTTGGTTGAATGTGTTGACAAGTCAACCAGACGGTTTTGGTAGTGGACCTATAACGGGTATCACCACTTCGGCACATTGGTTACCCTCACCCCATCATCCATCACTCGCACCAAACAGCAAATGGTTATTTACATCGGACTATGACTCAGATAGGGATGGTTTCTGGAAACGATTGAACGGCGACGAGTTAGGTGGGTGGGTGTATGATCCTATTGATGATTCGAAACTCCGATGCGGTTCTCGTATATGGATAGAACATAATAGTATTATATGGCCAACAATAGATACAAGATATCCATTCGCAGGAAAGGTGAGCGTTCCAAAATGTAGAACGGTTGCTATTCCAACAGAATATACCGCAACTAGTTCAAATCAACCAATTCACCAATGGCTCAACCAATGGAACGGTCAATCAATCAAGATAATGGACTCTTGGAATTTCCTCAAAAGGGCACCAGAAACGGGAGGACTTACAGGATGTGGGGGTGCTGTTGACATCGAAGAAGCAGGATTTGTTGGTTCTGATCAAGTATATAATAACAATCTTAATGAAGAGGAATGGTATGACTATGATGGTACTTTGAAAGTAAATCCTATTGGGTCAATACAACCATTAACAGAATTTAGACCGATGAGAAAAGAAAACTGTAGAGAAATTCACATTCCTAAATTTACGAATGCAGGATACACCGGAAGTTATTACGATTTAACTACTCCCTCTTCATCGTATGGGTATGCTACTGGTCCAAGTGGACCAGCAGATGGTAGAGGAATTACATTCTCGGTAGACTTAGGTTGGTGGGGAAGAAACGCAATTGCATTTAGTGATCAAAAATTAAATCTTATTCTGAAAGGTGAATACAACAATCTAGGCGACAAAGATCCCAATTCGAAGTTTGAATCAGCAAAAGCATTTGTAGAAATACCAACACCAAATCAACACCTTGGTACACAACCTCTTAGTCCCTTTTCTAGTCCATTCTCTGGAAACCCCGGAAACTCCAATTCCACTGATACTGTTGTAAATCAAGATCCTGCTCTCCCTCTAACCGGAACCGGGGCATATCCTCAAACATGGGCAGTAAACGCAGGACAAATTGCAACCAACTTTTATTCAGTGGAAAGTCCTGCACCTTTCACAAATGACTCATTATGGTTCAGATCAAAAGGAAGCATTCTGGATATAGAATTTGGAAATATGCCAATGCAGGTAAGTTGTTTCAATAGTGTTACATCTCCACAAATACCTTATGATCAAGTAAAAATAGATTGGAATACATCAGGACCTGGATTCGAAGGAGAAGATTTACGCAGAAGAGCATTGAACTTTGTTAATACTCTAAGTGAAACTGATACTTTTGAATTTACACAGGGTGCAGAGATCAGTGCAGGTCTTGGTGATCACACAACCACTGGGTATGTTTATAAAATTTCCCCCGGATCAGTGACAGTAATAGATAATCCTGGTCAGGGTAGTGTTACATTTGGAGTAACAGGTGATCAAAGATTGTTCCCAACTCTTAATAATAACATAGGACCACATGATATTTCTGAGAGAATGACAGGAAGACATAGTATTATCACCGACGATGAACATTGGATTGTGTCGAGTTCTGCATGGACAAGTTCATTCCCTACCTACACACAAAAACAGGAACCAGCACCAAAAGAAATTTATCCAAGTCTGGAAGAACTTACAGAAGATGATGACATCCTGAAAGACATATTCTCTCCACACCCGTCTGGTGGTTATTATCCTACTGGTCCTGATTTTGTGCCTATCGTGGGAATGAACGGAGGAATCACTGGTGGTGGAGGTTCGTTTATTAAACTGAAACGACTTTTTGAAGATTCCCCCAATAATGGTTCCTATACTGTATTGGATGTGTGGAAAAAGGATGAAGTTAATTCAATTACTAGAGAATATGTCAGAGTAAAGGAACCTCTATCTGTTGAGCAACATCCAGACACAGGTCAGGGATTACCATTCTCTATCGAAAGAGTTGATCATCACCCAAGAATAGAACTAGTGTATCGAACCAAAGAGCAATACGATACTCCTTAGTGAATATTGTTGATAGCGAACTCAAAGAATAAGGGAGGTGGCAAAATACCACCTCCCCTATATAAGTTTACTTGCTGAACTTTCACCCCTCCTTTTGTTGCTTAGTTTAGCAAGCAAAACTTGGTAATAGAATAATTGTCCTTACATCATATATATGCTGTTTATTCTTAAATGGTCGATGATTTTGTAAATTTTTAATACGACCGGTGGGATTCGAACCCACACTGTATGGATTTTAAGTCCACTGCCTCTGCCGTTGGGCTACGGTCGCTCAAGAAGTTTTATTCCTTCGTTTGTAGTATACCATATATCATCGAACAATGCAACACACCAAGGTAAACAAACACAACATGGTTTGCTCATTCGCATATCACTGAAACGATTGAACCGATAATTAATCAATTTCAGATTATCTTTTGGTCCTCTATAACGAAGAAGTGCATCCAATTCTGAATGCACTTCGTCAAATCTATATCCATACTTCTTTGCCAGCGGGTGCGTGCGAAAGTTGTTCGTACCCACCGAAACAATTTCGTTCTTACGAACGATAATAGACACATGCTTCTTCGGACGAGGAATGTCCAATGAAACTGGAAGAGCAACATCAGTAAGTTTGTGAATCTTCGTTGGAGTCATAACAAAAGCGCCTGAACGGACTCGAACCGTCAACATTTTGCTTGGAAGGCAAACACTCTACCATTGAGTTACAGGCGCAGAAACCTACACCTTTTCAACGGTAAATTTCGAACCACCTCTTCGAGCAATCAATCTGGGTGCAGAATAAATAGCACCCCACTTCTCTGCTTCCTCTCTAGAATCAAAGACTAACCTTACCGGATAACCTTTTTGATTTGTGTATGTGAGTTTGTACATAACAATTTCCTTTCATCAGAGTGACAGGATTTGAACCTGCGACCTTTGCGTCCCAAACGCAACGCACTACCAAACTGTGCTACACTCTGCAACACGCCTGGATGGACTCGAACCATCAACTTGCGGCTTAGAAGGCCGCTACTCTATCCAATTGAGTTACAGGCGCTGAGTATCACCTGATTTTTCTACCACTACCACTTTTTGCTGTTCGAGCAGGAGTGTTCCCCTTCTTCTTTTTAGAAGAGCGGGGAGAACCTACTTTAATTCGATTCGTAATTGATGGGTCGTGTCCACTTTTTGCCATAATTTAAATTCCTATCATTTCTTGAGTGTAAGTTTTGGTTTCTTTCCACCGATGTCTGTAGCGCCACCTCCCATTGGACCACCCCCTGCAAGTGCAGGACCTGGTTTAGCAGGAACGAATAGTCCACTACCGAAAGCGGTGCTATATTCATTGAGCAAATCATTCTGTGCATCAACAGTGAATACAATGAACTTCTTGTCAATCTTAATAGACTTATCCGCAAGGTCTGCGTATGCTAACCAAGGCATAAGTCCAAGTTGTCCCTGTCCGGTTGGAATGATAATTGCAGGTTTTCTCAACTCGCAAATATCACCCTCTTCGCTATATGAACAAATGATTTCTTCACCACTTGTAAGTCGAACAATCTTTGTACTCATATCAAACCTCTACTGTTTCTGGAGTCTCTTCATTCGAAGTGACAGTTGCTTCCTTTGTCTCTTCGACGAACACACCGATGTACTCTTCGATGAGACCATCAGTTGGAGTGTAAATCAAATCAACATTTGCAATAGGAACCTGAACTTCGGTATCTCTTGCTCCCATGCGAAGCATTGGGTTCATGTTAATTCTCTCGTTCTCTGTATCGTTCTCAAGCATAACAGGGTTACTAATGGAGAGAAAATCATTATCAATGCCGTTGTATTGACAAACAGCACTCACCCCATTATTAAACGCAATCATTCTCACATCATTATTCTTCTTCTTAGCCATTTTTAGTCTCCTTGTTGTTTTTAGACTTTGAATTTTGTTTTGGTTTCTTTTTTCCGAAGGCCTTTTCCCAACCTTCTTCCCATTTTTTATGGTCGATGGGACGGTATCTGTCACCCTTCCCCGCACCATGTTTATCACTCATCTTCATTCTCCATTTCACTAATTATACAATATGTATACACGATGTCAAGAGGTTTATTTTCAGATAAAAAGAAAACCCCCACATCTCTGCAAGGGTTTTCATTAGGAACCCGTTCTGTTGACAAGTGGGTTAGTCTCCGCTTTGTGATTTACATCACGCTGCAAGGGCAAAGTTGTTTGCGCCGTTTGAAATTTACAACCATGATTGTCAAGTAGGTTGTCTCCTTGGGTATCTTCTTCTTTGTTACTCATTACCAAATCGATTCCGTTTCGCCCCCATCAGAGACACCCTCGTAGCGTATAAAGTTTCTAATTAATCGTATCTGTTCTTAAATTTTAAACGAGGGTGCCTCTGGTGGAGGCGGGGAGATTCGAACTCCCGTGTTCAGCAATTTTTACTCCGATATCAACAATACCAGTTTATTTATAAACAGTGTATGCTCCGCGTGTATCCCTTGCACACCTAGCAGAATCCCTACCCTTTCTGCTCCTGATATAATTATCCAGTAGGGAGGTAGCGTTAATTTAATAACTGCTTGCCCCCCTACTGGGTTGTTCGTGGACGGGAAGGATTAACATTTACCTTCAACTTTCAGGGTCATCTAGTTTGATTATTCCCTACTCGCACTACGCTTGAGTCAGTTAAACTCTGCTACACTCATTTGAGCATTCACACCCCACTACAGGGAACCGCATACATTATTCTCAATAACAAAAAACATTCTGTCACCGTCCTATGCGGGAGTAATTAATTCCCACATATGTTATTCACTTGTCATAGAAAACGCTCGAATGGGGTTTCCCCCATCCAAGCAGAGAGAAACGGAATCAGCAGATTCCAGCACGGATGGCGTGTGGGTTATCCATATAACCGTGGAACTCCATTCCGTAAGAGGTCTTACCACTGGGGGTCTCATCGGTGTAGACGCTCCAGTTACCGTATGCTTCAACCTGCGACTTGATGTTGCTGATGGTTGCTCGCATGTTACCGACACCGAAACGACTTCGTGCCTGACTTGGGGTAAGCGTTCCACCCTTTGCAAGAAAATCCATGACTCGACGCTTCTTTGAAACTGTGTTGTTCATATTATGAACTCCTAAACTAATGCGACTCTAAGTAAGAAAGGGTTAGATACTCGTCGCAGTCGTATCCGTTCCCTGATTGTTATACAAGTATTGTACTACACCATTTGGTGTTTGTCAACCCTTTTGCTGAACAAAATCGTAAATCTTTTCTGCCTGTTCGAGAATTTGTTCGTGTGTTGGAAACTGTGGTCGAACTTTGACCGAACAGGTGGCAGTTACACTTGCACCTTCCGCCTCTTGTTCTCGTTTCCATTCATTAAAACTTTGCCATTCACTGGTGTCTTGATAGAACTTATCCATCAATCGGTCCTTGGCTGTGTTGTAAATATCGTAACGCAATTCATATGGGTTTTTGTTTGACATGTGTGTCTCCTTTTGTGTGTTGTCAAAAATCCAAAATGGGTCAGGCGGGACTCGAACCCGCGACGAACGGTTTAAAAGACCGCTACTCTACCAACTGAGTTACTGACCCTGTGGGTCAGTGTTTGTCTTTGTCTGGTAACGGTGCTTCGTAGTAGATATCCAAACCTACTGCTTTTGCTGTATGCCATTCTGCTCTTGCACCTCGACTGTTTTCCCAACCGGACATCATGTACATTGCAGTACAAACATCACAGATGGCAACCAAGTCTCTCTTAAGTGCTTCTCGCATAAATTCACGGTCTTCATAATCAGTGGCGGGATCAAACTCCAAGTGACCGTTTGGTGGTTCACCTTCTTGTCTGTCCATCTCCGCAGGATTGATTACTGACCAACCTTGAGTTTCAAGAACCTTTGCTTGGCGGTCAAAGGCAGGAAAGTTTCCATCCTCATAACCTCGCATCGGTCCTGCGATATAAATTGTTGGTTGTCTATCTACACTCATTTTCATGCCTGATTAGTCTGTCCAAATCTCTCTGAATAATTCCAGAAAGATTGGCGTTTGCTTGTCGAAGACTCTCGTTATCCTTTGAAAGTCTCTTAATTGATTCTCTATATTCTACACCACGGAATATGGAATACAAGCAAAAAGTCAAAAGAATAGTAAAAACTACTAAAATTACTTCCATCAAGAATCTCCAAACACAGTATTCAACTGGCGATTTACTCGAACAAAGGTCGTACACTTTGGAAGTTGCTTGAGTTTCCTTGCACCTGTGTATGTACAGGCACTTCGGACACCACCCATGATGTCCTGTAGAGTATTCTCAACAGGTCCTCGATATGGCACCTGCACTGTCTTACCCTCAGACGCTTTGTAAGTCGCTACACCACCACTGTGTTTGTCCATTGCGGTGGTACTAGACATACCGTAGAACACCTTGTGAGACGCTCCAGAATCGTCTGTGACGAGTTCTCCTGCACACTCTTCGTGTCCAGCGAGCATTCCCCCTAGCATAACGAAGTCCGCACCTGCACCGAAGGCCTTTGCGACATCACCGGAGGATTGACACCCTCCATCCGCCATGATGAACCCGTCCAGTCCGTGTGCGGCGTCGGCGCATTCGATTACTGCGGACAGTTGAGGATACCCAACCCCCGCTACTTTCCTCGTTGTACATACACTGCCGGGTCCGATGCCAATCTTTACAATATCCGCTCCTGCAAGAATCAGTGCTTCCGTCATCTCCGCTGTCACTACATTCCCGGCGATTAGAACTTTGCTTGGCCATGCTTCTCGAACCTCCTCGACAAAATCAATAAACTTCTGTGAATATCCATTTGCAACATCTAGACAGAAGAAATCAAAGTTAATACTAAATTCTGGTGCGAACGCATCAGTCAGTAACATCTCTTTGTCTTGTAGACCGAAAGAAAGAGCCATACTGTTTTTTTCTTTAGCAGTAAGTTCTGAGTATTTATATGGTTCGTCTTGATGTTTACTTAAACAAGTCAGCATATCATGGGAAGCAAGAACTCTGCCCATGTCAATTGTTCCTGTTGTGTCCATATTTGCGGCGACAATTGGAACACCAGTCCAAACTCTACCACATGGAAACTGAAATTTCCTTGTAAGGTCTACTTCTTTTCTTGAAGCGAGAGTAGAACGCTTCGGTCGAATCAATACATCACTATAATCAAGTTTCGTATCTTCAGCAATCTTCATAATAAATCTCCTAATGAGCCGAGGGGGACTCGAACCCCCGAATATACCGTTATAAGCGGTACTGCTAATGCCATCCGCGTCCGGCCCGCGTGTTCAGCCGGATATGTCTATGCGAGTTTTCTTGTTGCTCACATGACCGTTTTCATTTTGAATTAAATAATTAGACTTCTGTCTATCTTCATCGTGTCCAAGTCTATAATTAACTTGTTCGATTTGATTGTTTGTAATCCGAAGAAGTTTTTCCTTACAATCTTTATCAGCGAATGTCCACTGCATTAATTGATTTGCCGTTTTAATGGCATCTACTTCATCTTCACCTAGAGGAATATCAATGTGTAGTCTGTACTGCATATCAATCAATACTCTTCGGCCAGTTGTATGGAACTCCTGCTTTTTCAGCAGTCTTGTAGTCATACCAACTAAATCCTGATTTACTAATCATGACTTTACCGTCCATAATAATCACATCATTTACTCTGACTTCTTCAGGAGTCACGATAATTGTTCTTGGAGACCAGATGTACCGGTCTTTGCATTGGTTCGAACAACCAACTGAAACAACAGATAGACTCATCACAAAAACAGAAGTTAATACATTACGAATATTCATTACAAAAATTTCCAATCACTTTTTCGTGTCTTTTTTCTTATCCAGAAAAGTTTGAAGTTCTTTCATTATAGAAGCAAGTTCGAGGTAATTCAACCTATCCATTAGATATTCTTCATACCCTTCTACAGCGTTTCTTGCTTTCTTAATTAGTTCTTCGTTCCACTTGTCCTTTACGGTTCTATTTGGTTTTCTCCGCTTTGGTTCCATCTCTCTTCTCCCTCTTTCCAAGGAAAAACACCTTGGGTTCGACAATCGCTCGACATAGACTTTCTTCCTTCTTGCAGAATATTGATAATGTCATCGACACCCTTGGTAGAGAAAGAAGTTAAAATGTCCTGAGCAACGACTTCGGGTGGGCATATACTAATGGGACTTGTTCGAGTGTATAGTCTTTCGTCATGCGGAACCTTCATCGTTACTCTCCTCTTTATTTATGATTTCTTCGAGGGTTTTCACCAAAGAATCTAGGTTATCTAGTTTATCATTTAAATTCGAAACATCGCTTCGAATTCGAACCAAGAGAGTTTTCAAATAAAGATTAATTTGTTCAATTGTTTCTTTATTCATTTCAACCCGCCAAGAAGTTAGATGTGTTAAATTCTTTCACCGAGTCTACACGAAAAGATCGCCATGCATTTGCTTCCATATCCCATACAGGAATTGTATCAGTATTTACATTCTGACTCTGTTGTGTTTCTTCGGTGATGAATTCTGTTCCGATTTCTTCTGCAAGAATTCTAGCACTGAGAGTACAGTTCATTGTACGCAAAGTCCCGTCCTTCTTTTCAAATACGACGGAACACATACCCATGTTCAGTTGTTCTACCATTTGTTCTCTTGTAATCATAATGTTGTTCTCCGTTTTATATATTAGTCAACTAGTTGCAATAGAAATACCACCCTTGCGTCCTCGCATGTACCGAATTGAAGTTTTATACTTCTCATCAAGTGCATTTCGAATCACAAGAGGTGATACCCCATACTTCTGTGCAAGTGCTTTCACGGTAATACGCTCACCGCTATGTACTGCATTTTCAATTTCACTGTAATCGATATTCATTTGAATTCGTTTTCGCATTTTAAATAATCTCCAAATTAGAGTTCCAATGTAGTTTGCTGTCATCGTCGTTGTGAATGTGAGCGAATCCATCATACTCACCGCTATCGGCAAGTTCTCTCCACTCTTCCCACTCTACCTGTTTCCACTCACCACCAAGATCACCTCGCTCTGCGTAGTAAGTGGGAATACCCGTCACTTTTTTGAAGAGACTTTGAATTTCATCCTTGGTTCCTTCGACATTCCACAACCAATACCTAAATCCGTATTCTTCTTCTACAATTAGTTTCATCGTGATCTTGCGTACTCTCTGTTCAAACGGCGAATGTTTTCCTTACCTCTTGCGAAGATAACTTCACCCGCAGTCTTGTGATTGTAAATCATTCTACCGACAATTCGTTCGGTGTGTTTGTCTGCACAGTTCACACAATACTCAGTATCGGGAACTGCTTCGAGTCGTGCTTTTGGAATCTCGTTACCACAATCAAAACAATTCACTTGAATACTCCCAATCGTTTTACAACACGGTTCGTTTGAATCTCATC